GGTCCTCCTACGAACGTTTTCTGTTTCCTCATCCATGAAATCGTCTTTCAACTCAACGTAGTAACCTTGACGATAGCGCATTAATGCTTGTGTCATGCTATCAACATAATCGTCATGGTCCCCAAAAGGGAATGCTGCACACTCCTCGATAACTTCTTCTGCCCAACGCCTGCCTACTGGCGCATAAACTGCGCCTGATTCAAATATAGGTGCGACACTGTTTACCCTTGAATGTTTATCATTTCCCTTTGACGGTGTAAAGTTAATTACAGGGACCCCCGCTTTTTGAAGCTCATGCGTAAGTGGTAATCCACTTGCCTTTGCTTCTATGAGAACCAATTCAGGTTCCCAATACTTATATTCCTCTTTTGCTTTATCTTTTAGTTCTGGAAAGTTCCACCTCCCACGTTTTGCATCCAATAAAATAACACACGGCTTACTACCATCTTCTGGCGTAAATACACCCCATGTTGTAATGGCTGAAAAGTCTGATGTTGTTTTTGCTGTAAAAGCTGTATCGTAAGATTGAATTACGTATTGTAATTCAGGGATATCATCTTTTTCCCATTCTTGCCACCACTCACGTTTTATAAGTGCACCTTCCTCGGAGGTTGGTTGCTGCATCCATTGTGCTTGCCACTTGGTTAGTGGAATAGAAGCCTTAACTCCTTGTAAGCCCTCCATGGACCAGAAATTACCCCACATAGGTTTATCATTTAATATAGCTGGAAACTCTACTACTTCCCATTGGTCTGACATATCATCTTTAGCCTGGGCCTCGAGCAGCTTACCAGTAAGATCTTTTACTGACCAACGCGTCATGACTAAAACAATCGCGCCGCCAGGTTGTAAACGCTGACGTGGACCGGAAGTATACCACTCGTAATGTGACTCTAGGACCGTGGGCGAAAGAGCATCTTGCTCAGAATGTGGATCATCAATGATAAGTAAATCAGCACCACGACCAGTAATAGCACCACCCACACCAGCAGCAAAGTACTCGCCTTTATGATTAGACTCCCAACGACCAGCAGCTTTTGAATCTGCGGCCAAAGTAACATCTGGAAAAACAGCATTGTATTCCTCTGATTCAATAAGGTTCTTTGCTTTACGACCAAACCTAATAGCAAGTTCCCCTGTGTGAGTTGTCTGTATCAGTTTTGCTTTTGGGTGTCTACCCATGAAAAATGCCGGAAATAAATGCGACGCAAATTCTGATTTTGTATGTCTTGGTGGCATATTGACAATAAGTCTTTTAAGCTCACCGTTTGCAATACGATTTAATTTTTCTGCATAAATTTTGTGGTGTTTACCTTCCACGAATTCTGGCCAAACCGTCTTAACAAAAGACAAGAAATCGCCTTGCGTTTTTTCACGCTTTTCCTCCAGCTTATGTTTAAGAATCAACTTCAGTGTATTCGTATCTAGTGATTCTAATTTAGAAACGTTTTCCATTTTTTAAAAATTTTTTGACTAGGGTACCTTATAACGTTTTTATACCATATTGTCACTCTCGAACTTGCCCAAGCAAAAAATTAAAGCATGCTTTCTCTAAAAGGGGGGGAGGGGGTTTGGGAGTTAGGCTTGACCCCAGGCTAGCGGGCGCGAGCGTAAGCGAGCGCGAAGTCCCGGGCGCCTGCGACAAAGTGCCGCGCGACAAAGTGTCGCACCCCTACATCTAGTAGTACACACGCACGAGAACATACTACATCCCGGGCGACTTATCCACAGCTTATCCACAATTAATTTAATTAGCTATATACATTATAATAGGACTATGCTACTCGTTAGATAGAATTAGAAAGGACTACAAATGACTAAATCTGATTTTAAAACAAGAGTGGGAATGGGTTTCTTCTCTTGCAAATGGATAAATAATAAAGGCGAAGTATCTACTATTAAGAGAGCAATACTTGGTCAATATGCTTGGCGACATACTAATCTTGCAACAAGAAATAGTATTAAAGAGCATGATAATTATGTATTAGCTTATCGTGTAGGTAGTGGCTTACAACCTCAACATAGAAGATGGGCTAATATTAATACTGCCAATATCCTAGAAATAAATGGCAATAGAATATGATTAAAAGTATTTTAGAATTTACTGTGTTTGTGGCGACTTTAGTCGCCATTTACTATTTACTAATTATCATCTGTGTAATGAGTGACAGGTGTTATAACTCAATAATATAAAGGACTACTATGACTGACAATTTACCAATGATAACTTCAAATGGTACTGACATATCACCTCTATTAAAAGAGATGATTGACCATTTAAAGTTGGAGAAAGAATTAGGCAACCTTGACAAGTTGTCTGATGTTAAAGTTCCAATGACTTCAAGTGCAGATTGGAAATTAATCTGTGGTGTACTTTGCAATTCAATAGTTGAATGGGCAAGTCAAAACAGAAACAATGGGGGGTTAGAATTAATAAAACATATGCAAGGCGACATTGGATATCTAGTTAAACGATTAGGTTTAGTAGAATAGAATAGTAGTCGCTATTTTACTATTACAGGGGGATATTTATATCCCCCTTTTTTTATGTCAGGAACTCGAACACCTGACTTCCCGGGAACTGATTACGCTGGGCCCGGGACAAAGTGTCGAACTTCGAAGAGTTAGAGAGTTTGAGTTAGAGAGTTTGGGGAGCTTGGGAGTTTAGAACGGACTACTGATCAACCGAGTAAGGACTAAACTCCATTACCATCTCTTTTTGAGGCAAGAGCCGAATAACTCCGTTTATCTTGCCTCGTATTGCCTATCGGAAGATTCGGCAATTAGTTAGAGATACCTCGTTAGATAACGGCAATAATTTGACATTCTAACTTCTCCTGTCTAACTTGTTAGAGATACCTCGACTCGTATACTTAGGATCGCGTCTTCTCCGTCTAACAATATCTTATTATATCATCAAATGCATGACATCTCAACCCCTGTTTTACATTTCTTGTGGATAACTTTCCAAAACTTGACACGCCTGAACTTTAATTCCCGGCGCGCCCGGTGCGTTCGGAACAGCTCATGACCTAAGGTCCAAATTCCGATCTTCAGGGAGTTTGCGGAGTTAAAGAGCTACAGCTGCCTGGGCACGCAGCTCAGAGATGCAGCAGGTGCTGCAGCAGCATCCAAAGTACATAGAGTTTGAGAGGTAATAATAGTATAAAAAATGGCATATTTCCTTATCTTTCTGCAGTCTTCAATTGTCTCGGTTCTTTACCTACCTGGTATATAGATCCTGAGCTGGCGTGTGTCAAGCTCCCGGGCAAAATATTTTCCCAGTTTTCTGGGCTTTTTATTCCGAACGAATCACGGAAGTTCCCCGGCGCGCCCGGTGCCCAAAACAGGATCCTGGCCATCTGAAAAATGGCGGAGTTCCGGGAGTTTGGGAGATTGCGAATGGAGTTTACGCTGGAGGTCCCGCTGCGAGCCCGGCCACTTATCCACAGGTTATCCCCGCGACAAATAGTCGCAGGGAGTTTGCGGAGTTTGAGAATCAGTTAGTTGTTTCTGGTTCTCCAAATACCGATTCGTACACCTTGTCCAAAGGACTTCGGTTATCTCTATTTGCCTCAGCAATAGTATCAGCATTTTCTTTCATGACAGGCACTATCTTATCATAGTGGTCAGCAATCCTATTTAAAGTAGCTGTACTTCTGTCTAATGATTCTGTAATTTCTCGTAATGCGTCCACTATCGCATTATCACTATCTTCTGGTATTACCATATTTACTCCTATCTATTTCTAGTTAATAAGGGGGTGCGAACCGCGAATGGCTAGTCCAAAATAACTATAGAACCCTATACGCACTTTGTTATCTGGGTAACCCCTTATGTGCAGTAATCTCCCCTGCTAGTGGTGAATGTACCCCTTACGGTGAAGCCGTGCCAATAGGATATCTCCCAAGTACTTAGACTCTCGATTACTACATGTATAATATAACATTTCCAATCATCAAATTCAACAGCTCTTTCCAATTAATTGTGGATAACTTTTTTGGTACGAAGGTGAAGACGCCGGGCGCGCCCGGTGCGTGAAGGTGAGCTGCACGCTTCAGGAACAAATAGCAGAAAACTGGGGAGTTTGCGGAGTTTGTCAGCTGCATCCTGAGTCCCGGCCTCCAGAGTCAGGAAACTGGATCCGCGGAAAACTGGGAAAAACTGCAAGAGTTTGCGGAGTTTGTCGCGCGGGCGCCCGGCGCCCAGCTGCAGAGGTCCTGGGCCGCGGCTAAAGGTCGCAGTTAAGGGAGTTAGAGAGTTTAAGAGCTTAAGAGTTTGACGAAGTCTAGGTCCTTGAGTGGACCCTCATAGAGCCCAGGCACTTGGAACACGGTCTTTTCCCCAAGTTCCTTGGTTTTACATCCGTGAAACAATTTAACTTGCTCTGCCAGAGGCAAGTTAACAAGGATATATGACTGTGAACCAGCTGTAGCATGACGCATATTCCATGCAATTTGGAATGGTGATAGAGTCACTTTATTATTACTTCCCAGCACTTTCAATTCAACTGTGAAGAAACCTGTTTCTCTATGATAAATTAAGCAATCTGGGAATCCTGGTGTAACATAACTTTCAAGGCGTGAAGCAATATACTCACCACCTTCTAATAATGTCTTTACATTCTTCCAAAAATTTGTCTCCGTTTTTACGGTCATACTTCTTCTTGTTTTTGTTCACCCTTTGTTTCCACTGGGGTGATGTCTTTAGGTCCTTCGCTATTGGATTCCTTTTCGACCGATAAGACAGTTTTATTTCCTTCTTTGTTGAATTCACCTGTTAACCCTAACTCCTTTAATTGTTTTAGAACGTCTTCACGCGACATAGAGTCGATACTTCCTGTCCTGATTTCTTTACGGTCAATGTACAATCCGGCCGCTTGCCCTCGCAAGCGCTCAGCATTAACAGCAGCAGAATAAGACTTTTCAGACAAAGACTTCTCACGCAATCTAGCCAACTCTTGAACATGTTTATTTAATTTTACCTCGTGTGTCTTTTCAATCTCAGCTCTACGTGCAATAATAGCTTCTACAACCTTTGGAAATCTTTTACCATTTAATAATTCAGATGCTCTTACGTTAGCACTATCTTCGTTGTAACCAGCTTGTCTGGCACATTCTGTTGGGGTCAATCTACCCTCATTCTCAGAATATATCTTAACAAACACACGTTGTTTATCTGTCAATCCATCCGCTCTGATTGGATACTTTTTTGACATATTTGTGGCACCACTTGTGGCACCTTTCAATCTTTCATCTACCATGCAAAACCCCGCAGTATAGTTGAATATTTACTCATTTTTATTTCCAAAAAACAAAAAAGTGCCTTGCGTCGTCTAGAGTAGTGACACATAGGTGACACATAATAAGTCATTGAATTATATAGTTTAATCACCAATTGTGTCACTGTGGCACCAGTTTGGTCCCCGGTAACAAAATAAAAAAAACTTTTTAGCAAATATACCACTATAGGTGACACATTACAAAATATAAATTGACCGATTCCTGCCATTTCCTCTTCCTATCCACCCTCTAGCTATTAATTGATGCACAAATCCATGCACATGTGACTTGGATTTAGATCCAATTAGTTGTTTCAACTCTTCATATGAAGGTGCTACACCATTTTGGCTAATAAAGTCTCTAATGACTTCAAACACAATTTTTTGTTTAGGCGTGAGCCCTTGTTTATCTTTTTTCTTCAAGGCCTTTTGCATCCGGATGACTCCAATAATCTTTTCTTACTTCGCGTAACATTTCATTTTCACCCCACTCATCAATTGCTTCTTTCGTAATTGATGCTTCAAGGGTCTTTTGTATTTCCTTTTCTTCTTCTGTTAGCTCTATCCTATTTGGTCCTTTCTTTCTAACATATGTATGAACCTTAGACCATGTAATAATGTACTTGGATGCCTTGGGTCTTACATATCCACGATTTGGATCTAACGATGGAAACTCTGGATCAGGGTCTGTATCAAAATTATTTTTAATATATTCCATAACCTCTTCATCATTATCAAATTGTTTAACAACTTTTTCAATGACCTTTTTATCTAGCCATAAATTAATCTCGTACGTCTGCATATGTCACCTGTAAATATTCAATTTTTGTTACCCATCCTTTCGGTATTGCTATTGCTCCACCACCATGATTATCATCCCGGTCCACGCACCACGATCTCATAACCACGACCTTCTCTTTATTATTCACTATCATCCAACCAACCTCCTGGCATTTTGCAAGTGGCGCATTAATCATATCTTTAATAGGAAGCCACCCTGTTTCCATATCACGTGCATCATCCCACGACAAACGCACCATTGGTATAGACTTTATGTCCATTAATGTATTTTATTCCACTTCTCCGATACATCAGAGTATTTGTTCTGGACTTCACGTTCAGCATCACCACTACTAAATTTTGCTTCTTGTCTTTTTGCAGAACCTTCCGCAAACTTACCTATAATCTCTAATAACATTAACGTAGGAAACACAACGCCGTGAACCTTTATTTTACTTAACTCATTAAGTGTAGTATCAACATTTTCACCATTGTCTTCACACTCATGTAAAACCTTATTCATTTTATTTGCTGCTTCTACTAATTCTTTCATTCTATTCCTCCTTAAAAGCCTGGGTACTCGGGGCAAGACACACTGTCCATTGATTCATAATAACCTACAGCATTATTAGCTGCACTCATTTCTTCTTCATTACCCTCAAACATTGCGCTGTAAAACGCATCACGTGCACGTTTTAATTCATCATGCACACTAACTTCTTTAATTACTGGTCCACTCATGTTCCAAATGCCCAACTAATTATGTACTGACACACCATAATAAAAATAACAATTTTTATTGGTAAAAATAAAAACCACATCACAACCTCATTGCCATATATTCATAATCAAATTCACCATGCTTTTTTTGTACCAATGTAACAACATTAGATAAATATTTATTATAAGCATAAGATTTGATTGCACGCACACGGCGCTCATCACTCGTGGGCGAATACTTTTGTAAATGTGGACCCATAATGTAACCACGATAATAAGTTATCTTATCACCTGGTTTAGATTTATTTATCCACTCATCAAACTTTGTTCTACTAATCATAATTCTTTTAAGTGAGTAGGGGGATTCTTTGACTACCCCCAACCTTTTCCCGACAAGTCAAATATCTACATATTTAACTAGTACTTCAGTACCACCCTTAGTTACCTCAGACACATGTCCGTACTTCCCTTCAAGTGTGCCTTACTACCTTGTTACAGTTGTTCAGCCATACTCCGAGAATGTTGCACCATTCTCATTTAGGCGTATTATACCACATCAATGT